TCCTTGAGGATTTCCTGCTTGGCGTTCTTCCTCTTGCGCCGAGCCTTCATGCCCAGGCGCTTGAGTGCTGGTTCTGCCCCGGCCTTCAAGCGCTCCATGCGCTTCGCGTAATCACCCACGACTACTTGAGTTTCTTGCCGCCAGCGCCGACACCCTTCGGGTGCGAACCCTTGTGAACCTGACCTCCGCCGACGACACCGCCGCCGTTCTTCTTCGGCATGATCGGCTGACCAACGGGGGCCTTGCCGGGCTTGCCCTGCTTTCCAAATGCCATTTCTTCTCCTTATGCGGGGACTTGCCGAACCACTCGGCCAGCAAGTACGGGGTTGCCCGACCCTGTAAGTCCGGCAAGTAACTGCTGCATCGGTGGCGGACCCTGCTCCATGCCGGGCATCGCGCCACCAGGCTGCATTTCGGGCTGCATTCCGCCCATTTGTTGTTCTTCTTCGGGATTTTCTGGTTCTTCGGGCTTCTCAAATGCTTTCGCCACCGCATCTTCCAGCGGTGTGCCCTTCTTGCGTTCGTTGATGACCATCGCCATCTTCTCGATGACCTCAATCGGGTCTTGCCCCTGTGTCACCATCTGCGGAACAGCAGCAGCAAGCGCCGAAACGCCCGCCTTGAGAGCGTCACGCATCTCTTCCATGTCAATAGCACGCTCTTCTTCGGCGGCATTCATGGTTATTGGCAGGTTTCGGCGGGTGAAGCCGCGAGAAATCAACTTGTCGCCGCGTGCCTGCAACGCAAACACCAGCGCACGGTTCGGGTCAAGTCCCGCCATCAGGCCGTACTCGATGTTCAGCCCATAGTTACCGGCAATGTCGGTAGATGGGCGATACTTCAACTTGTACGGGACACCATTGGCGCTGCCGGACACCTCACGCTGCGTGTCAGCGAAGTAAGCCTCGTCCGTGGCGAGCGCGATACTCAACGCTTCACCGAGAGCATCACCCAGGATCGACTGCGCGGTCTTGATCTGCCCATCGAAGCCAGCCATGAGCGCTTTCACACCCTGGCCGGTGACAATCGAGGAATCCATCTGACCCGTTCGGGCCTCAGGGAAACGAGTACCGAACTTCAACTCGTCCGACAGAATGTTGTTCTCCGCGAACGCATACTGTGGAACGTCCAGGGGAACGCGCCGAATCTTTTCGGGGCTGTTCGACCGGATAACCGAGTCAGGACCGATGCTCAACTGGGTCACATCTTGCGGCAAAGCCAGCGGAGACTCGACGCTCTTCTGCGTGGCCTCCATCATCAGCAGCGCGAGTCGCGCCTTCGCCGCGTACACCGGAAGAACGTCATCGAACTGCCCCCGGTTCTCCCCATCGAGGGACGGGCGCTGCGCGATAGCGACCGGGACGCGCCCGAGAATGTTTGACGTTTTCGCGAGCGTCAGCCCTTCCCGCTCAGGCAGGAACATGACGCTGTTGTCCTTGTCGTACCAGCGAACAACCTCAAGGAAGTTGGATTCGTCGGTGCTACCAAACATGCCCCGCTTGAGGATCTTGTCTGCGTACTCAGGGAACATCGCAGCCAAGTCACCTGCCTTGCGGCGGAACAGGTGAGCGTAGGCCAGCACATTCCCGAACCGATCAATGTCGAAATACGCACCCTCGCACGACTCCACATGAATGTGGGGGCGGGTTTCTGCGAAGTTGGGTTCCACGCGAAGGGGAACGAACCCGTAGGTGACAAGTTGATCGGCTGCGCGGATCAGATTCACACCCAAGCGGGAAGCCGAAACGTAATAGTTAGCGATCTTTGTGCGCTTGTCCGCTTTCGACCGGGCAGCATCGTCCAACGCTGAATCACCGGCAGCAGTAATCGTGGGGATAACCCCGATCTGCTCGGACAAGTCCTTAGCAACAACGTCGACCAGGTTCGCAACAATCGGACGCGACCACATTCCCTCAGGGAACAAGCCAGGGAACACCTGCTCGGCGTGCCCGGCACGAATGAGCGCCACTTCACGCATTCGCTTATCGCGTTCCGCGTTCCTTTTGCGGATCGCGTCGAAGCGTTGAGCGTAACCGCTCACCCGCTCACCTCCTACACTCGTGCGAACTGCTGCGATGCAGCCAGATCGTCAAGATTGATGACATACCGTGAATCAACATCTCCGCGAGAAGCGAACTCGTTCTTCACGAACTTTGATACGCCAGACGATTGGTACAGAACTTCGCGGGCGACGATCTCGCAGAACCACAGCGCCATCACCGTGTCCATCTTCAAGTTCTTCCCGCGAACCCCCGGCTGCCAAGTAACCAACTGCTCGATCAGTTTCTTCACATGCTCACTCCGTGAAGAATCCGGCAACTCGATCAGGTTGTCGCCAGCGTGCTTGGTGGACTCCTGGCCCTCCCGCTTGATTTTTGTGCCAAACAGGGGGGCCAGGGATGCAACACCAAACTCAGGGTCGGTCTTGTTGTTGTTCGTGTGATGGGGTCGGTACGCAATACCCCTCGATGCGAGGTAACTGCGGATCTCTTCGTCCTGAGTCAAGAACAACTGGAAAGCGTTCGACTCAACAATCACCGTGTGAGGCTTGTACGCCTCCGACCACTCCTTGATAAGCGAGCGGATAGCCGCAGGAGTCGGTGCGGTCATCACATGAACATCCATCACGTACCGCTTGTTCGTGCGCCGATCCACGGCATACGCAACAGCGGCAGTATCCCCCGACATCGCCGGGTCCAAGCCGATCACCTTGTAGAAATTCTGCGAATCCTTCGGGTGACCTGTCGCGCCAGACACCAACGCCCCCGGCTTCCTCATTCCATTGACTGCGCCTCTGACGCATACCGGGTCGAAGATGGCATCCTCGGCAACATCGAGGTTCTGGTACACCAGCGACCATTTGCCAGGACCAACCTCGTTACGAACAGCGTTCAAGCGTGGACCAGACCAACGCTCAAACAATCCGTCAGCGTCAGGCTCATCAGCCTCCGCCAACTGCTGCTCACTCTTAGGCCACAACGTGACCCAATCAGCCGTGTCCGGTTTGTAATCCAGCACGGCAGGCATAGCAAGATACGTCCACGGAATCGCCCCGTCGGTGTAATGCTCGGGATTCCGCAGTTCCTTGTACAAGTCAATCGGGGCAACCCGCGTGCCCACCACCAGCAGTTGACCGCCCCCCGGTGGAAGCCGCGACGCGACCTCCTGGCGAATCCAATCCATCTGCTTGGGCCACTCCCCCACATTGGAAAGCGTCACAACGTCATCGAGGACGATCAGGCTCGCACGCGAACCATAGATCTGACCTCCCATCCCGAGAGCCTCAACGGTCGGATCCTTCTCGCCGGAGTCTCGGGCATCCCCACCCAAATAGATCTTGTTCGCTGCCCATTGGTCGGCGGTAGCCCGGTACCCGTCAGCCGGGCCGAACGCCACCTGCAAGTCTGCATACTTCGGGTGGGTCAAACGCTGCTTGATCGCGTACAGGAACTTCTTCGCCTGCTCCTGGGTCTTGGACACCACCAAGACATTGATATTCGGATCCTTCGCGATCCGATACGTGACATAGTTGATCGTCACCGTCATCGACTTGGCGTGGTTCGGGGGCACATTCACCAGCAGGCGGGCCAGCCCCGCTGTGCCCGGCTCGTAAATCATCTGCTCCGGCAGCCACGCAGGTTCCCGGCCCTCAAGCAGGTCCACCACATTCTGCATGTGCGGCCACACCCGAGTACCCAGGTACTTCTCCGAAAACTCAGAAAAGCCGATGTCCGAATTGCGGGCAGCCGAGGCAGCGTCAGACTGCCGAAGGCGCACCCCGTCAATCAACGCGGAGAAACCCTCAGCCTCACGCCGCTGCGCGTCGTACCACGACCGCGAGCGGCCAATAACTTTCAAGCCATCACTAATAGTCCGGCCCTGCCGGACCAGATTTATCAGTTCCTTACGAGCCTCGTCCGCGCTCACGCGGCGGCGAGGCGAAGAATCCATCGACATACAACCCCCACAGAGGAATCACAGAGTCCAAAATCCAGGGGGGCCGCTGGATAGACCTCTCCCACTCAATCCCATTGATTCACGAACGTTTCCGAGGCGAAGCCTCTCCAACGTTTTTTTCTTCTCTACTAATAGAGAGGACTTGAAAATGGGGTGATTTCAACCCCCCAACCCCAACTTTTTTCGCAAGATGTCCAGAATGCCCCCATTTGTAGGCAAAAATATTTGAGAGGACAGGGGGTATGGGGGGTGGGGGCCAGGTTTACAAACCTGGGGTCAGGGGTGGGCAGGCTTGTCGCCGGACGCGGACTTGCAGCATTATCCACGCACCGATTGCCATGCCGCACGCGCCCACGGGCGCGGCGCACCCGCGCCGACGGGAGGCCGGAGGCCGACTATCCATAGTACGGACCAGCAGATGCTAACTCTAATGCAACATGTATGGGTAGATGTTAGACTAGTTGTGTCAGGCAAAGGCTGTCTGACATATTGCGAAAGGGGTTGGCATGGTTGCCACCACCGTTACCGCGACGGGCGAGGTGCTCAATCGCATCACCCGTCATGCGTACAGCGAGGACATCATCGCTCTCGCTGGCACGTACCTCCGCGAGTTGGACGACTTCCCTTCGGAGCCGGACGACATGCACGACGACGATTGGTACGTCACCCATTGGGTACTGCTCGACATCTACGAGTCGGGCTTCATCACTAAGAGCGACTACGTGCGCTACGAGCGCGAGGTGGACGAGTTCCGCTTCGCGGACTTCATGCGTTGCATGAATGGCCTTGATTGCGATTGCGAGTAGGGAGACTGGCAATGACTGACATCACGATTGAGGCAGTCCTGTACGAGGACTGCGAGGACTGCGGCAACTCCGTTCCGGAGTCCAGTATCCAAGACACGGGCTATCGTGGCTTGTGTCACAATTGCTACAACCGGTACATGTTCACTTGCGATTACTGCGGCGACGAGTTCGATGTCCTGTACGAGGCACGCTACTATGTGGGCGCTTACGACTCCTACTGCGAGTCGTGCACGGAAAACCACGCCTACTACTGCGAACCGTGTGACGAGTACCATACGGACGGGCCTTGCGATAGCGGCTATCTGTCGGGCTTGGAGGACTACTCGTACAAGCCTGTGCCGTACTTTCACGGTGGCTCTGCGTCGTGGCTTTACTTCGGTGCGGAGATCGAGATGGAGTCCAAGGCCGGTAACGGGCAGATTGCGCTGGACAACTTCAGGAACGAGTTCGACCGCGACGAGTTCTACTACAAGTCGGACGGCTCCATCTATTCCAACGATGGTTTCGAGATGGTGTCTCACCCTCGCACCCTGGACTCGTGGCAGGCTTTGCTGCCCCGATTGCAGGATACTATGCAGCGTGCCCGTTCTTTGGGTATGCGCTCGTGGAATACCGATACGTGCGGTATCCACATTCACATTGACTCGCGTGCCTTCGGCGGCTCGTCGGCTCACTTGTACCGCTTCACGCAGTTCATCTACCGCAATCCCGCAGAGATGCAGCGCCTGGCGGGACGGGGCAGCGTGCATTACGCGGAGTTCATGGGTGACCACTCGCGTCGTGTGACCCTGCCTCGCGACATCAAGGATCGCAAGCGTTACGGCGGCGCAGGCGACCGCTACCTAGCCGTCAATCTTCAGAACCGTAAGACGGTGGAGGTTCGCATGTTCCGTGGCTCGCTCAAGCCTGAGCGACTCATCGCGAACATCGAGTTGCTCCACGCTCTCGTGTCCTACACGCGGGACATGACCACCCAACAGGCTTTCGCAGGCGGCATGAAGTTCGACGTGTTCGCCCACTACGCGCTAATGCAGCGCGACACCTACCCCCACTTGGCGGCACTCATCGCCGACAAGTTCGACATGGCTTCGGCCTAGAAGGGAGCACCCTATGTGCCTACTTGCTTACTGTGACCACGACGCTACCCCTGACTACGCAGGCTTGGAGGTTGCGTGCATCAACAATCCCGACGGTTTCGGTTGGGCTGTCCATCTCGGCGACCGCATCATTACGGGTCGGGCGATGGACCACACCGTTGCGTTGGAGACTTACGAGCAGGCTCTCGCCGATAACCCTGGCTGCGCGTCCATGTTCCATGCACGCTACGCAACCCACGGCACTACCGATCTAGCCAACTGCCACCCGTTCACCGTTGGCGGCAGCAAGAGCACGGTGCTTGCCCATAACGGCATCATCTCTGCTGCCCCACGGGAGAAGGACCGCAGCGATACTCGCTGGTTCGCTGAGGTGGAGTTGCCCCGCCGTGGCC